GTCGGCCTAAACACCCGGCGCCCCTCTTTTCCTAGGAGGATCGAATGGCAAGCGTGGTTGAGATCTGCAATCTGGCACTCGCGCACCTCGGCGACGATGCCTCCATCGCCAGCATCGACCCGCCTGAAGGGTCGGCTCAGGCCGAGCACTGCGCTCGGTTCTACCCCATCGCCCGCGACAGCCTCCTTCAGATGCACGCATGGAACTTCGCGTCTCGCCGCGCACTGCTCGCGCAGGTGACGATGCCGTACACCATGTGGAAGTATTCGTACGCTTGCCCGGGCGACATGATGGTCGCCGTCAGCGTGCTGCCACACGACGCCGAGAACGACTACGCGGCCAAGTTCGTTCCCAGCGATACCCCAGACTTCCTGCACAACTACGCACCGCTCGTTGCAGCTGGGCGTTACGTGCCGCAGCCGTACAGCATTGAGACGGACACGTCCGGCAACAAGGTGCTGTATACCGATCAAGAGAACGCGCTGCTGCGATACCAGGCGCTCATCACGGACCCGACCAAGTTCGACCCGCTGTTCGTTATGGCGCTGTCGCACCACCTCGCCGCCATGCTTGCTGGCCCGGTCATCAAGGGCGATCAGGGCGCGGCTGAGGGCAAGCGGCAGGCGCAGATGATGATGGCGTACTTGCAGCAAGCCCGCATGTCGGACGCCAACCAGCGCAACATCAAGCCGGAACACATCACGGGCTGGATTGCAGGACGCTGACCAATGCCAAGCACCCGCATCTACAACAGGTCGTTCGCAGGCGGCGAGCTGTCGCCGGAGATGTTCGGGCGCATCGATGACATCAAGTTCCAGACTGGTGCCGCCAAGATGCGGAACTTCATCCCGACCCCGCAGGGGCCGGCAGAGAACCGCCCCGGCACCACGTACGTGGCGACGGTGAAGGACAGCACCAAGCTCACGCGGCTGCTGCCGTTCACGTACAGCACGACGCAGACGATGGTGCTTGAGTTTGGTCAGGGCTATATCCGATTCCACACGCAGGGCAGCACGTTGCAGGCTGGTTCGCCGGCTGCCTACAACGGTGCGACCGCGTACGTGGTGGGTGACTTGGTGTCCTCGGGTGGGGTGAAATACTACTGCATCGCGGCCACGACCGGCAACGCGCCGCCCAACGCCACGTACTGGTATCCGCTGCCGTCAAGCGCCTACGAGATCCCGTCGCCCTACCAAGAGGCCGACCTGTTCTCGATCCACTACGTGCAGTCTGGCGACGTTCTGACGCTCGTGCACCCTAATCACGCTCCTCGTGAACTGCGCCGCCTTGGTGCAACGACATGGACGCTGACGGCGATCACGTTCGTTGCCCCGGTCGCTGTGCCTGGCGCCCCGACGGTCACGGCCAGCCGAGGTGATGCGCTGAACATCACGGGCATTACACAGGCCAACCCGGGCGTCGTGACCACGGTCGGCAATCACGGGTTCGCCATCGGCGACAGCGTGTACATCGACGGCGGCACGATGACGCAGTTGAGCGGGTTCTACCTCGTCAACACGACGCCAGCCACGAACACGTTCTCGGTCAAGGCGTACGACACTGGCGTTCCGGTCAACACGACGGCTTACACCGCATGGAGTAGCGGCGGGTTCGTGCAGTTCGGTGACAAGAGCCTCGACTTCGACAACTACTACGTCGTGACGGCCATTGCGCAGAACGCGGTGGACGAGAGCGCGGCCAGCCCGACCGGCAACGTCATCAACAATCTGAACGCCATCGGCGCCAAGAACACGATCAGCTGGAGCGCAGTCGCGGGGGCGCTCCGGTACAACGTGTACAAGCGTCAGAGCGGCCTGTACGGCTACATCGGGCAGACGGCTGCCACGTCGTTTGACGATGACAACATTGCGCCGGACATGGGCATCACGCCGCCCATTGTCGAAACTCCGTTCAACAGCGCAAACAACTACCCGCGCTCGGTGTCGTACTTCGAGCAGCGGCGCATCTTCGCCGGCACGAACAACGCTCCGCAGACGATCTGGATGACGCGATCGGGCACAGAGAGTGACCTGTCCTACTCGCTGCCGGTCAAGGACAGCGACCGCATCAACCTGCGCGTGGCTGCCCGCGAGGTCAACACGATCAACCACATTGTCCCGCTGACCCAGTTGCTGCTGTTGACCAGCAGTGCCGAGTGGCGGGTCAGCCCCATCAACTCCGACGCTCTGACGCCGACCACCATCAGCGTGCGACCCCAGTCGTACATCGGCGCCAACGACGTCCAGCCCGAGATCGTGAACAACACGGTCGTGTACTGCGCTGCCCGAGGCGGTCACGTGCGCGAGCTCGGCTACTCGTGGCAGGCTAGCGGCTTCGTGACGGGCGACCTGTCCATCCGGGCAGCCCACCTGTTCGACGACCTGACGCTGGTGGACATGTGCTACAGCAAGAGCCCGCAGCCGATCCTGTGGTTCGTCAGCAGCAACGGCAACCTGTTGAGCCTGACCTACATGCCCGAGCAGCAGATCGGCGCCTGGGCGCAGCACGACACACTGGGCCTGTATGAATCATGCACCGCCGTGGCCGAGGGCAACGAGGACCGCGTGTACGTGGTCGTCAAGCGCACGATCAACGGCAACTCGGTGCGCTACATCGAACGGATGGCTAGCCGGCAGATCACGACCCTTGAGGCGTGCTTCTTTGTGGACGCGGGCCTGACGTACGACGGCACAAACACCACGGCAACGACCGTAACTGTCTCTGGCGGCACGACTTGGGGTCCGTCCGACGTGCTGACGATCACGGCTAGCAGCGCGATCTTCGCTTATCCGGCCACGACCGACGTCAATGACGCCATCGTCCTGACCGATTCGGCGGGCAACAAGTACCGCCTGCGGATCATCGGTACGAGCAGCACGACGGTGGCGACGGCACGGGTAGACGTCACGCTGCCCGTCGCCCTGCGCAACACCGCCACGACCGTCTGGGCGTTCGCTAGAGACAGCGTGAGCGGGTTGGCGCACCTGCAGGGGGCTACGGTCAGCATCCTCGCAGACGGGGCCGTACAGCCGCAGGAAACCGTCTCCAGCGGCACCGTGAGCCTCGACAGGGCCGCAGTCCTAATCCACGTCGGCCTGCCCTACGAGAGCGATCTACAGACCCTGCCGGCGGTGATGAGCATCGACGGTTACGGGCAGGGGCGTTATAAGAACGTCAACAAGGCATACTTGCGGGTGTTCAAGTCGAGCGGCATCTTCGTGGGCCCAACGGCGGACCGACTCGTGGAGGCCAAGCAGCGCACGATTGAGCCATACGGCACCCCGCCGAGCCTGAAGTCCGACGAGATCGACGTTGACCTGAAGCCAGCCTGGCGTGCCGGCGGTCAGGTGTACATCCGGCAAGCCGACCCCCTTCCACTGACGGTCGTGGGTCTGACACTTGAGGTCGTGCTAGGAGACTGACGATGACGGCATTCCCACAGACTCAATTCATTGCCGGGTACAGCACCTTTGGTGCGCAAATGGCGCCACCGCAGCCGAGTTCCATCAACTGGTCGGGCGTTGCCGAGGGGCTGCAAATCGGCGGCAACATCGCGTCGATCTTTGGCGCGTTTACTGGGGCCATCGGCTCGTACTACTCGCTGAAGTCACAGCAGAACCAGCTCAAGATGCAGGCGCAGAACGCGGCGTTCTCCGCGCAGATGACGCGAATCAACCGTCGGGCAGCCGAGTTCACCGCCACGCAGGTCGGTCAACAGGGGCAGGCAGCAGCAGGCCAGTACACCATGCGGGCAGGTCAGGCCCGTGCAGGCGCCCGCACGGGGATGGCTGCTCGAGGCATCGCGCTCGGGCAGGGGACGGCCAAGGAAGTCGTCGCCAGCATGGACCTGGTCAAGGAGATCGACCGCCTCGCCATCAACGCCTCGACCGTCCGGGCGCAGGAGGCTGCCCGGTTGCAGGCGTTCAACCTCGGCACGCAGGCCACGATGGCCGAACTGTCGAGCCGGAACCTGTCGAGCGCAGCCGGCACGATCATGCCCGGCTTCGGGGCGGCTACCAGCCTGCTCGGAAGCGCGGTCGATATCGGCGCCAACTGGGCACGCAACAAGCGCATCGACGAACTGCTGCAAGGCGTAGCCACCGAACGATTCTGAGGTACCCATGCCAACCGTCCCGACCACCTTCGTCCCGCAAGTCACCCCGCCCGGCGGGGGTGACATCGGCCAGTTCCAGGCTCCCGCCGTGGAGCCCATGCGCAACTACACGGGCGAGCAGGTCCAGCAGTTCGGCCAGCAACTGACCCGCGCAGGGATGACGGCGTTCAGCATCGGCGACGCCATGCAGGATCAGATTGACGAGGCGGCTGCGAAGGAAAGCGACGTCGCGTTCCTGCAACAGGCCAACGAGATCATGCGTGGCCAGAACGGCTACCTGAACACCGCCGGCAAGGACGCCGAAACGTCATACGTCAGCGTCAACGAGCAGTTGATTCAGGCCGGACAGGCGAGCATGGACCGCCTGAACGAGGGCCAGAAGCGGCTCTATCAGAACGTCCTCGCCCGCAACATGATGACCTTCCAAGCGCAGGTGCAGACGCACCGCGACCAGCAGGTCAAGGTCTACGCTGGGAACGAGGCCACCGCCCGAGCCAACCAGTACGTCAACCTTGCCATTCAGGACTACAAGGAGCGCGATGCCGTCACGACCGACGGGCTCCCGACCGGCGCATACAACACCAACCTAGGCGTGGCGCTGAACGAGATCCGCACCGTGGGTCGTCTGCGCGGCTACGCCGAGGACAGCGCCCAGATGCGCGAACTGGAGAACGCCGTCTACACGCAGGCTGCGCAGGGCGTCGTGAACCGACTGATGATGGACAGCCAGTATCAGGACGGGCTCGACTACGTGCGCAAGCAGTTGGAGCTCA